TGTAACCAAGTATTCGTCTAGCGTGTCTTTAAAACGTTCGCCGTAGCCGTCCATTTGAACAGGGTCAAGTCCCGCAGGTAACAGTCTTGCACGTTTACGTTGTTCAGTCTGACCCGCTAGGTCGTCATTAAAAACGTTTTCGTATGCACGTAACAAGTCAGGGTTATTGCCAAATGACGCGTCTGTTTTAAAAAACATTTCAGGCATAACGCCGTCAGTGTATTCAGCGCGCAACCACTGTTGACGACGCAAATAAATATCTGCCAACGGCAACGCACGTTCAACAGGACTGTAACCGTAAACAGTTGTTGTTCTACGATTACGCACAAGATAGCTTAGTTCGTCACTAGAAAATTCGCCGTCTGCGTCTTCAACTTCAGTTGGTGCAGAAAATTCACTGCGCGGAAAACCATACAAGATTTGTTGAAACGCAGGGTTAGGTGGTAGCGGACGCATACCACGATCATCTATCAACGGTTTAATTGTTGACCCGTCAAGTATTTGCAAACCAGCAAGTTTACCGCCGACAGTCATTTGCGGCCATATAGCCCACGCGTCTAACACAAGCACGTCTTCAAGTGCCATATTTAGCCAGTCAGCAAAAATAAGTCCGTTAGCAACGTCAGGTGTCTGCCAGAATTGGCGCAGTCTGCTAATTTCTGGGTTGTATTTTTCTTTAGCTAACTCCATTGCGCGGGTAAAAGATTTTTCACCTGTTTCAGCCATAACTTTTTCTGCGGCGTCGTTACCTAAAACAATGTCCCAGTCTAAGCCAACCATTTTTTGTTTAATGACTTCAATGCAACGACGCAAGATATCTATTTGGTCTGCGGCGGCACGTAAAGTTTTAAACGGTGTTAAACGTGTTTCAGTTACGTTAATGTTTTGTGCAACTTGGTATTCGTAGCGTCGCGGGTCAGGTCTGCCATCAGGTCTGACTGGGTTGATAGAGCCCGGAATTAGTGGGACGCCTGACGTGAATGGGACGTTGCCTAGATTAGGGTCACGCGGTAATGCAACACTTGTGCCGTATGCAGTTGTGTTTTGTTCTGTTTGAAAACGTTCTATTGCCGTTAGTGTTGGTGCTTGTTTAGTGATCTGTTCTGCCACACGTTTGGCAATGTTGTCTAATAGTCCCATAGTGTTTAGCCTAACAGTGCTTGTATTTCGTCTTCACTTAATCCTAGTGCCGTGAGCTTTAGTTTTGCGGACTGTCTTAGTGTTGCGCGTTCGTCTGGTTGTGGGTCGTCAACTTCGGTTTGTTCAATAATGTTGTGTAGTGGGTGGTCGTGTGTGTTGTCGCAGTTCTCGCAGTAACCGCCTACACCGTAAGTTATGTTTAATGCCATTAGAACCCTACAAAAATAAGTGGTGCGTCGTATTGGTTTGATTTTGTTGCTGTAAATGTTGCTGGCAAAGTTGATACACCTGACTGTTTCCAAGACTTTAGAACATAGCCAACGTTTGGATCTTGCGGCATAAACGGCGTAGCGTTGTAATAACTTCCACCAAACGTTTGTAGTAAACCTGTTGTTGATACAACCACAAGCCAATACAAAGTGCCACCTGTTAATGTTTGTGAAATAGTTACTGTCTTTAATCCTGTTGTTGCGTGTGAAATTGTGCCAGCGTCTAACAGTAATGCGTTTGGGTAATCTTCAGTTGCCGAGCTTGCATAAATACCTAAACGTGCAACACCACCAGCGGCTGTGCCTATTACGTTTACGCTAAGACTTGTTGCTGTTTTAGTTTCAGTAATCATAAACGGGATAGCATACAAATTATTTACTAAACAACCGACGTTAGAACTGTTTAAGGTGTCGTAATTGTAGGTTGAATAATAATATCCAGTTAAAGGTCTTTTAACGTTACCTGTAATGACAGATGAACCACCGCCACCAAATGTTGCTACTGCACCAGTCGCGTCTAAATACTTTGGCGTATTGCTTGTCGTATTCAACCAAATGTCACCGTTACGACCAGTTGCAGAACTAAAATCCGTTGTCGTTGACGGCATAGTAAAACGACGTGCAGTTTCAAGTTTCTGCAAACGCTCGTTGATCTTCGCAAACAGACTTTGTAAGCTTGGCGGTAAATTTATGTAACCCAAATTTAAACCTTTTCTAGCGGTTGACGACAAGACGAACAGACTGTTGCAGACTTTGGTTGCGGTAAACCACAATTCTTACAGAACTGCGCTAACGCGGCTAATCCCATAATACTTGACTGACCTTCCATTAGTTCAGTTATAGCCCACACCATTGCGTCCATACGGTCAGGTGACGTGTTACTGTCAGGTGTCCAATTACAAAGTTGATCTTCAAGTTCAGGGAGATTACCGACGTGGTGCGCGCGGTGCTGTTCATACAATGCGGCAACAGGTTCAGCACGAACAAGCTTGCCACGTGTTGCAGTTACTTTACGGTACGGTATTGACGGGTCAACTTGACGTAGCAAGTGTTCTATCATATCGCCGCCGTTGTTTGTTTCACCAACAATACGATCTGCTTTATGTTTATGAAACGCGGTTACGGCTATGTCTGCCCAAGTTTGTGGTGTTGCACGAACAGTTAAATCTTCAAGCACGTAATAGTGTCCGTCTGCCGATAAACCTGCAACAACTATGCCTGTCATATCTGATTTTTCACCTGACGTTACGGCAGGGTCAATAGCAACAACAATGCGGGCAAAGTGTGGTGTGTCTGTTACACGGCAAGCGTCTAATAGATCGCGGTTCCAGAGTGCGCCTTCAACGTCGTCAATTATTTCCCCGTAAAGTTCCTGACGTCCTAGACGTGTGCCTTCATAACGTAACCGCATTTCAGCAAGCGCAGACGCAGACAAGTTAGCCGCATTATCAAACGTTGAACCACGAACAACAACAACGTCGTCACGTTCAACAAGGTCTTTAATAGCTTTAATCGGTCTAGGTGTAGTCGTAATAACTGTTTGTGGGTGTTCACCTAAACGTAACGCAAAACGGTATTGGTCAAATGCTTCCGTGTATTTGAACGACGCTAACTCGTCAAACCAACCGCCGTGAAACTGTGGTCCACGAAGACGGTTAGGTTCTTCACCACTGAATAGTTTTATGCGTGACTTGTTTGTTAAAACAATTTCACCGATACTGCGGTTATAGTCTTTAAGCACACCGTATTCGCGTAAGATTTGCACGACACCTGACACGCCTTCCGCACAAGTGTCACGCACGTCAGCAAATGTTGGTGCAACAATAGCCCAACGCGTATTCCTGTTACTTATTGCTTGCCACGCCAACCATTCAGCGGCGCTTCGTGTCTTACCGTAACCACGACCAGCAAGAATAAGCCAAGTTGACCAGTCGTTAGTTTGTGTTGGTGTCTGACCCTGACGTGACAGTTGGTGCGTCCAACGAACCCTGCGAGCCGCTATTAAGGAGTTCAACGAGCTTACGGACTTCTGCGTCAATGGTGTCACCGTCATAAGTTGTTACTTCTATCTGTTGTTTAATTGGTTGATCTAAACCAAGTAGTTTGGCTCGTCGTTCCATAATTCTGATTAACGTCTGTATTGCAGGTAAGTCACCTTGTAGGGCTTTACCCCAGACTGCGGACTGCATTAGGTCTAAGCGTTCGCCTTCTACTTGTCTTATAGCGTCTAGGTCTTCAATGACTGCTCGTTTTGCGGCTCGTTGATAGGCGGCGTGTGCGGCACTTGCTGAACCGTAGTTGACGCGTTCTGCGATTAAGTCCCAAGTTAATCCACCGCGACGTAGTTTGACAACTTCAATTTCTTTGTCTAATACTTCGGGTTTGACTGTTCTGCGTTGTGTCATAGGTTCATTGTAAATCATTGCGCAATAAATCGGCTAATTTGGCATTTGCAGGTCCAACATACTGAAATGTTGCGGTTATGCGATTACCCGAAGAACTTTGTTTTAATGCGTTAATTGTTGACGATTTGCCAATAACTCCAACACGTGATGGTTTGCGGGTCATTGCCCAAGTTTTACTGCGGTTTAGACTGCGCACAAATGCGGGGTGACTTGTCACAATGTTTAATTGTTTACCCATAAATTTATAGGCACCACCAACCAAATCTAAAATAATTGCACCTAAGCCCAAACCTTGAAAATCTGGCATAACAACTATTCTTGACACGCTTTTAATATTTGGGTTTTTCGGGTGTGGAAAATGTTTAGTTGCTATAAGTGCCGCAGGTCTTTTATTTACTAAGACGCAGATAATTAACGCGGCAGAATTTACTGTGTGGTCTAAATAGTGATAACGACTGAACTGTGCCCAAGCTTCTCTGGTAGTCCTAACAAATTCAAGTTCAATTGGCGGGCGTTGCCTAAGTAACTCCCAACTGAATTTGCCTGTGGCAGGTTCATAAATCCAGTCAGGTTGCAACCATTCCTGCACGTCATAGTGACAAGTGACTGCAACAAGTTTTTGTCCCCGTTTACGCACTGTTTTAGCAATAGCATAAGAACCCACTTGCGCCACTGTGCGATCAACAACTGACGTAAATTCGTCAACAACAGACAGGTCAGGTTGTTCGGCTAGTATTCGTGCCATTGTTACCCGAAATTGCTCGCCGTTGCTTAACGTGTGGAATGGTCTAAGCCACGCTGGCGGGCTACTGAACCCAACAGACGACAATAAAGTTGTTATGTCTTGAATAGACATTGTTGCAGGAAAATCGTCTATAAGTGACTTTGTTGCGTCCCAAACAAGATTTTCGCCGTTCAACAATTCTTGATTAAAAAGTGTTTTAGCTACTGTGGTTTTACCTGCACCACTAGGACCAACGATTAAACCAATGTTCCAGTCGCGGTCATTCAAGTCAGGAATGTTTAACGGGATCTCTGTAACGGATTTATTTTCGGCTGTAATGTCAAACATACCTTCAACAAGCATTACGCGCGGGGTTCGTTCTATTTGTGTTTGTAGCTTTATCACAAAACCACTGCCCTAACTTTTAAGCCTTCGCCATAAAATCGTTCTAACAGTTGTTGTTGTTCAACTTCGTTTTGACATTCAATGACAACTTCGTATTTTTCTTCTAGCGGCTTTTCGGTTGCGTCCAAAGGTTCTGCGGTTTCATTTTCCCAAAACCCTAGTTGTTCAGTGTTCCAGCCGTCTGTCTGTAAGTCAATGATCTGACTTGCAAGTATGTCTTTATCCCATTCAGCAAGTTCTGCAGTGCGATTATCTG